CACCCCAATCACCAGATCGTGATTGTTATCGAGCCACCGGGCCTGCTCCCGCAGTGATACCGCCCCCATTTTGCTGAGCTGATCAGCTGAACGATTTTCACGGCGCCCTTTGTGCGTTCTGGTCGGGGTAACGGCTTCATATGCCCTGATTTTCGCGCGCGCCTGCAGACGGGCTGCTTTCCAGCCTGGCGAAAAGACCCCAATCGCATCATCTAAAAGGCTCATTCAAACCTCGCCAGTCGGTAACCGGGTCGCCCGCGGCGATGAGAAATAAGAGAAGAGAGCCGACGCTCCCACTCCTGACGCCCTTTTCGGATTTCAGACAGGTTCTCCATCGTCATTTCCTGCCCATTGAAACGGATAGTTTTGCCATCCAGCACCGCCATTTCGGCTTCGGTATATCGCTGGATCATGGCTTCAATATCAACACGGTTCACAACCATCCTCCTGATGTACTCCAGGGGTTAGAATCATCGGTTACGGGCTTTTTCCGCTTCCGTTTTTTGGTGGGTACTGGTTCTGGTGTCTGGGATGCCGCTTCGCCAGCTTCCGGCGGCGCGTTCTCCAGCCAGGTTTCCCGCCTCGCCCACTCAGGAGCAGCGGGCCATTTGATTTTCTCGTAGCCGTGGAGGATGGCGAGCGCATCAGCGTAGACCAGAAGGTCAAATGCTTCGTTTGCACCACGTCCCGGCTTACTCCATTTGCCATCGGTAGACCGCTCCTCATAGGTCAGTTCATCGTAAAACCAGCTGCCGAGCCAGTCAGGGAAATGCACATAGCCAGGGCCTGGTGAATCACGCCACAAAGCGTTGTTCACCCGGTCTTTCAGAGCATCGGTCTGGAGCAGGTAAAGCGGGACATCACCAGAAGCCTGTGCCCGTCGACTTGAACGTCCGGTATTATCAGGAAAGGTTCTGGAGATGAGTTTTGATCGGCGAACACTGTCGCCTTTGAACAGATAAACCTGTTTTCCGAGTCCCTCCCGACGGCATTTACGCCAGAATTTATAAGCGTTGTCGGTCACACCATCCTCACCGCCGGAGTCAACGGCCATCGCCATCAGCCGCATACACCGGGTCGGATCCGATGCTAATGGCCAAGCTTTGTTAAACGCATCGGTCAGCAATAAATCCCAGTCTTCCGGATAGCTTGCCGGGTCAATCTGCTGGCTCTCACCATTGGCGTCATGACGCATCGACTGCCGGATGTTGTAGCGGTCCACCAGCCAGCGCTCTCCCATGCTGCCGTAACCAGTAATCTGAACAACAAAACGTCGGTTGCGCCCCGCCTGAACGTCGACGGTCGCCATAAGAAAACAAACCCCGTCCGGAACAGAGCGCTTTGGTACATCCTCCGCACGCTGCTCAAGCAATTCACTTTTGCGCTGCTCCATGCTGGATCGGGGAAGGTACGCACGCCCAAAGTCGGTGTTGATTACCGTCTTCAGTGCTTCCTCGCTGCCGGTGGCCTGATAGTCCTGCTCGGCAGTAAGAAATTTATAGATGAGCTGCGCCCAGGTCTGGTACGCGGCGGCGGGTCCTTCCATCCAGAAGGAGGCAATGCGCGAGCGGCGCCCTTCTCCAGTAATAACACCATCGCTGTCGATGGTTTGCCCATCGCGCAGCCACACGCCTTTCATATTCAGCGAACGCTTCATATCCGGAGTGATATGCTCTTTACAGGCAGGGCATTGAAGACAGGCTTTCTCGCTGGCCTGAACAGGGTCAGCGATATCGCGGTAACCTGTCATATTGTCCATTTCAGGCTGGAAATATTCACCGCAATGTGGGCACGGCCAGTAAAGGCGACGGCGATCACCACGGTTGTACAGCGCCAGAATCCCCGTTGAGGGAGGTGCTTCATGCGGTGAGCTACGGCGCCATTTTGTGTCACGTATATCACGGCCCGGCGAACTCTCAACCAGTGTCATACCTGACGACATGAACGTTGTTGTTCGCTTTGATGCCAGTGAAAAGGCGTCACCTTCCCCGTCAATGTCTTCCGGGAAACGGTCATAGTCGGTCAGTGCCACACATTTATAGTCCGATGAGGACATGATATTGACCGATGGCCAGCCGATTTTCAGGTAGTTCCCGGCGCGAAACGTGCGGTCATATACGTTGTTATCATTACGCCGCGGGCTCAGTCGGGATTTCACTTCAGGGCTGCAACGGAATGTACGATCAAGACGCTTTTTGGAGTGCTCGCGCGCCTTTTCCTCAGTCATCTGAATCAGGAGCATATCAGCCGGATCACAGACAACGTTGTAAACAATCCAGCCATCAATCAGACCAATGGTTTTACCCGTTCGCGCCGGACCAACAAACACTACCGCGTCATATTCACGCGATGCCAGGCAGTTCATCGGTTCAATCACGTAAGGTGCCAGATCCGGATCCCATGGAACGGAATTACCCGCCCCCATCGGCACGCGCATATAAGTACTGACCGCATCGGCCACCTGCATTCGACGCGGGGCACGTAAGATACCGGAAACATCGCGGCGGATGCCTCTGGCGGATGCCCGCTTTGCCATCAGTCCTCCTCTGGCTCTTCCTCCTCTGCTTCAGCGTCCTGCACCCTCTCCGCCATCTGATCGCGCAGGTCATCAATAACGCTCTGCACGCGAGAAACCGCAACAGGCGTTAATGCACAGTCACGCTCAAGTACATCAGGGAGGGTTTCAAGTACCATGACGACGGCTTTCGCCATCAATGAGAATTCACGCGCCACTTCATCGGCGGGAATGAGCTGCCCCGTGTCCTGCTCGAACTTGAGTCGCTCATTCTCTGCCTTCCAGTGGGAAAGCCTGTCAGATGGCGGCATGTCATCGATATTGGCTGACACAGTGGGGATCATCAGTTCGGTCAGAATGTCGGTGATCAGGTAAAGCTTTAATTTGCTGTTGCTACCTGGGGCCGGTTCAATATTTTTCAGCCTGGCGGCGACCGTCTGACGGTGTACGCCAGTGATCCCCGCCAGCTGGTTGATATTCAGTTTTAAAGTGGCAATTTCCTGGTCCATGATGGTGAACACTTTTTAAACGATTCGACATCTGCACGAAATCGCCTCCAATGAGATCAATAAGCTGCGCAAATGATGATGATGACCTTAGATCTGAAAAACTAGCCGTTTTCCGCGAGCACGCCGCCCCGTGGCAGGCCGCACCGCCGGGAGGACCCGTTAAATAATAATGATTTTCACTTGCAATAGTGAATGGCGAGCAACAAAAAACCGCCCGAAGGCGGCTCTCAAATATTCCCATGCAATCCATTTTTATTTGAAAACGAATTGTTGAGAAAGGATAAGGTGACAGCAATATTTCACGTGGATATTGTTATCCAGCCCCCTAACATAGTCTTTATGAGCCTCTGGTAAAGAACGGCAGCAACTGACTACCCGAGGATATTCTTCCAGCATTTGCTCGCAAATTAGAACAGCATTTAAAATGGCATTTAGTTTATGCCTTAATTCTCTTAACTCTGCCCTTTTTTCAATGCGTATTGCAGCTGAGCCAAAGTTTACAGGTAGCTGGGAAAGTGAATTTGAATATTCAGCCACAGCCATTTTTAAAGCCATTTTAGCCTTCAGAGCCTCTTGCTGACGCCATACCCTCATTGCCCAAAAAGCAATAAAGGCAGTTGTAGCAGTAAATAATGCGGATGCCGCCGCCCATATAGTTGCCCAGGGCCAGTTATAGACGACTTGCAACATGAAAACCTCCTTGGAATGAGGAGCTATTTTATCGTAAGTAAATATCGCGCGCACTCAGTGAATGCCTGCTGTAATACCAATCCAGTCGGGCTTAAGTGTTTAGTTGATTCAGAGTATTCAAGCAGTCTAGTACACTAGACTGCTGCTTCTACCTGCTGTGCGAGCTTTAGACGCTACAATGGGAGATGGCGACCCGTGACTATCTCCTCATATATAGCCAAGGAGATAAAATGAATCACCAAATCGCGCTCGAACTCGCACTTGCATACGCTCCACACATTGAGAAAATCATTGATGTAATATGCTTTTGGATAACCCTTGAACTCACTAAACGCTACAGCAACAAAACCTTTAAGTGAATGTCACCCCGAGTATCGCAAGCGCTTCTATCTTTTGCTGAATGCGTCTATCCAGTTCGGTCACTGCATGCGGGCGTATGGCATCAAGAAAGGCGTTATCCTGATAGGTAGACTGGATTGTCACACCAAGTCCGGCACCACTTTCCAGTATGCTTTTCTGACGCTGTAGTTCTTTTATATCGTTATTGAGGTAATACGCTTCACTTAGGTTTTCTGCGTTCATCGTCTAACCCTGTTGTTGTTTGACTGCCTCACTGAGTCGTAAATGCGCTCACACGTCATTCCTGCCCGGTAGCGTTCGTCAGATCGTTCAGCATAATATCGAGCTTCTTCTGCAAGGCGTCCAAGCATGTCGGCGAGCACTGCGGCGTCGGCTCCGGCTGTTTTGCTTCTGACGGCAGTGGCAAGATTTGCGGTATGCTTTGCGGCGTCCAGGAGGGTGGCAAGCTTTGTTGCTTCGGTACGCAGTTGGTTAACAGTGGCAGACAGGCCAGCAGCAGTGGCAGCAGATTTAGCGGCTTGCGCTTGTGCATCTTTTACAGCCTCATCACGGGCAATTATGCGCCCTTGCTCAATCATGCGGGCGGCGGTCTGCGCGTTCGCAACCTGCGAAGACTTAGCACTATCACGTTCCGCCCATTTCTTTTGCCAGCCCCGGTCGCTCCAGACACTTCCGGCAATAAACGCACCAACCAGCAGTAGAAACACAGCAAATGTTTTACTCACTGGCCTATCCCCCAGCATGTCAGAGCGCTTTCCTGGTCTCTTCGATCAACCTGTCCGTAGCAGCCGCTTTTCTGGCCTTTGGTCAGACGACAATCACGCCCCCCGTCTTTAATCCACCAGCGGATCGCTTCACAGGCACCTTTACGGTCGCCAGCATTTATTCGCTTATAGAACGTAGACGGGAAACATTTTCCGGGGCCGATGTTATATGGGCAGAAAGACGCGATCCCGGCTTTCTGTGGTTCGGTCAGTGGTACCTTGATATTTCGCTCAACCCATGCCAGCGCCTTGTCGCGTTCTATGGCGTTCACCTTGGAACATTTCTCAGCAGACAGCTTCATGCCCTGAACTACTGGCTTGCCATCAACCATCGTGGCGCCACGACAAATGGTCCATATACCAGAGCTGTCCTTGTACGCTGTTGTGCTGTTACCCTCTTTCTCATCCAGAAACTGATCTAGAATCACGGGTGCGGAAGCCCCGGCAAGAATTAACCCAACGACAGCTGCGCTCAGTTTATTCTTCAGCTTTGGTGGCATAGCCATTGCGCCGATCCTCCCGTTCTTTCCAGCGGAAATACCAGTTCACTGCACAGGTAATAACGGTGCATGCGATACCGACAATAATTGCCCAGTCGCTCAGGCTTAACCCTGCAATTCTGTCGGCCAACATCCAGGACACCTCTTTTGCTGTTTTGGCTGTTTCGGCATATGCCTTCGCTGATACACCGCAGCCGGCAAGCGTGGTTCCTGATCCATATGAAAGTCTGCTGTAAATGGTGCTCATTCTGGTCATAGCCTCACCTCCGATTTTTCGGATGGCGCTGTGTGTGATGAAAAGGTCAGGCTTCACGGGCTGGATTTATCAACAAAGCACGTAGTGAGTGATACCCGTGAGCCTGAAATGAAAAAGCCCCGCAGAAATGCGAGGCTTTATATTTGTGGAAGATTAGATCGACGATATGACAGGGGTACTGGTGCAATGCACCTCGCGAATACCCCTGTCGTATCGCCGGAAAGCAAAAACCCCGCGCTGGCGGGGTTCTCGTTATATTCAAATTGTTCGCTTTTCGTCGCTGCCATCGTGGCGCAGCTCTGCCAAGCATAAATGGATTATCTAACTTTCTGGGTAGTTTTCAATACCAGACACAAAAAACAGCACAAAAAAGCAAAAGCATTATTCCTCGCTTTCCAATAGTGCTTTCGCTGACAGGTACACCTTTGCTCTGAAAATCTGTAAACACCACTTAACTCGCTCTCTGGCCTTTTCTTGTGTCAGCCAGGGCGCAATCGCCTGCAGTTCCCGGGTTATATCTGAGATTTTTTTTCGTGTGGTGTAATACTGAAGACCAACAACATAAACCGGATCGTTAATATCCAGCGCCTGCAGTACGCATTGCTCAACAAAATCGACATCATCATTATGCAGGGCTTCATCAATCACATTGGCAGGTGACTGGGGCCAGAGAATGCTGTGCGCCCTGTTCATTGCCTGCTGCCCACGGAATCCCTCTTCTCGAGCCTGGTTCAACGCCGCGGTGAAGCGCTCTAACGCCTTATCTGACCAGTTCCGTCCCTTAAGTACATTCCAGCACGCGTGTCCTCGCGGCATACGTGGTGCTGTTTTTCCACCCACACCATCACCCCATGTAGTGAGCAGGGATTTAATCCATCCGGACTGGATCCCCGTCAGGAGGATGCATTTCCCCAGCCAGCTTTTACGCGGCGCAGATGCTGCTTTACCAAGTGCTTCAAAATGATTACGTCGTTGACGTGGTGTCATCCTGTTCATCTCCTTACGCCAGAACACCGAGCCCGTAAGCCCGGTCCAGCACTCTGATAATCATTACCGGCTGAGGTACATGCTTTCGCTCAAACTTCACCGGGTCGTTATGTAGTTCTGTATGGCACTGACGACACAAAGGGATCGCGAAAATATCATGCGCCTTCGTTGCCATACCTCCCTGCCCCCAGCCAATTAAATGGTGTGGGTCATCGGATGGTTTGCCGCAGCATTCGCAGGGCTGTGTTTTAATCCATTCCAGATATCGGGGGGCCGTCCAACGGATACGCTTTGGACGTTTCATATAGGTTTGCGGGGACTCAGGGTCGACCAGAACACCAACTACAGGCTTAACCTCAGGCACCCGCGAATTCAGATAATAACTGCAACACCCATGGTGCATAGGAGAGAAGAGGCCAACTGCCGGTTCTGGTACGCTTCTTCTCGCCAAAGAAACAAAGCGGAACACCATGAGATACCATCAGTTGACCGAAGGACAACGATACCAGATCGCCTGCCTTCATGACCATGGCTTGAGCCAAGCAATGATTGCCCGCAAGGTGGGTGTGCATCCATCCACCATTAGTCGCGAACTCCGTCGCAACCGGTGTGCGCAAGGTTATCAACCAGCAGAGGCTCATCAATCGGCCACCCTGCGACGATGTTCCAGCAGCAAATATCGTGTCCCGGAAGATACCCTTATTTTCGTGACCATGGCGTTGGCCGCAGACTGGAGTCCGGAGCAGATAAGCTCGGTCTGCAGGCGCATTGGTTGCCCTGTCAGTCATGAGTGGATCTACCGCTATGTGGCGCAGGATAAGGCCAACGGTGGCAAGCTGTTCCGTCACTTGCGGCAAGGCCACAAACGTTACCGTAAGGGACAGAATGCCAAGCGCTGCGTGATCCCCAACCCGGTATCGATCGATGAGCGCCCAGCGATAGTCGACTCTCGTAGCCGATTGGGTGACTGGGAGGTGGATACCGTTTCGGGCAAACAAGGTAGTGGTGCCATCGTGACACTGGCCGAGCGTAAGAGCCGACTCTACCTAGTGCAGTATGTGCCTGCCAAGACGGCAGCTGCAGTGGCCGATGCCATCATCTGCATGCTAGAGCCCTACAAGGCACATGTTCATACAATCACCGCGGACAATGGCAGTGAATTTGTGGAACATGAGCGAGTAGCCAAGGTGCTAAATGCCCAGTTTTACTTCGCGCATCCATACAGCGCGTGGGAGCGAGGTCTGAACGAGAACAGCAATGGCTTGTTGCGGCAGTATGTGCCCAAGGGCAGCGACCTGAGCCAGCTCAGCCCGGATGAGTTGTCGGCCTTCGAGCGGCGACTCAACCTTAGACCGCGCAAATGTTTGGATTTCAGGCAACCGCAGATCGTGTTTGATGAACTACGACAGGTTGCTTGATTTGGCGGGTGTTGCACTTCGGAGTTGAATTCGCGCCTGCGCTTGTGGCATGTTCACGGTTACTGTGCTGGCTTTGGCTGTAATGATGCTGGTGGCGGTTACACCCGGCTCGACGTCGCATTCATGCATGACTGACTGATGATCTTCCGAAGGAATACGAAGCGCCCGACTGGCTACTGATTCGGGAATTGCGTCGGTAACCCCCATACGCACCGCCCACCAGCATAGCTCCGCCAGCGACAGTTCTCTGGAAGGATCCTGATTCAGTGCCACCATGATGCTGTTGATAATCCAGCTAATAACATTACATCTCGCCAGCTCTGCAAGTTGTTCGCTGTAATGGTCACGCAAATGGTTATCACAATGTCCACACAGAAGAACCGATCCGGGTTCATGACGCAGAGTGGTTAACTCGTGATAATGGTAATCGCTGTGTGGCCACTGGCAGCAGCTACCGCCATAACGCAGAAGCCAGTAATCAAGGCCACTCAAACCACCAGCAACCTTAATAACTTTTTCATCCAGGAAGAACGGTCGCAGCGACTCGTCACACGCAAGCGGCTGGCGAACGTCAGGAACACGGCCAGCAGGCAACCGTTCCATACCTGCCGGCTGGCTTTCCACCAGCACACGTTCACAACTGAATAATGACATCAGCTCACTGCCCGGCTTGAGCAGCACAATTCCAAGCTCACGCGCAACCACCGGCTTCAGCAGCGCCCTCATTCTGCAATCTCCCCGATAATTATTTGTCCCTTCTCTCCCCATAATTTTGTGACGCGTGAATCCCAGATGTGAGCGTCATCTTCGTAAATGGCATCCATCAGAGCTTTCATCATGTTGTCAAAATCAGGTTTTGTCTGGTGTGGTTTACCGTTGAACTCAGTCCGTTTCTTATTGCTCCAACTCGCTGGCATAGGAAGAATGAAGGTGACATGCGAACCGCTTTCCGGCAGCTCAACACCCTGCAGATGAACTTCATCACAGAAAGCCCGGTAACGCAGAACCTCGGGGCGCTTTTTCCATTTATCAGCGCGAGTCATCCTAGGCTTGCCCATTGGGGTGATATCGTAGACTTTCACATTCACCTCCAGATCCGTTGTTGCCAGGTTCTGTCCTGACGCGGAGGCTTAGATACTTCTGGCAAGAACGCGCTGATCGTCCAATGAACGAAGTCATTATCCAGACTACGCTCGGTCTTAATCTGCTTTGCGTGATAGCGGGCTTCCAGTTCGTCAGCCTGCTCAGTGGTGAGTTGGGTATGTTGAAACCAGCTTTTCTTCATAACGCACCTCTGGATGCGGTAAAAAGAAAATCGCTGGCGTTAGTTAACGTCAGTATGTGGGATTGCTTGAATTGATCTTGCGCCATGGGCTTTTCTCCTGTGGCGCAGCAGGTATAGGTTGTTCAGGCCTATGACGGGAGTGTAACAGAATTCTGAGTAACGCGATAACCAGCCCTTTCCAGCATCTGAGTAAACAACGTAGGTGTACCAATAATTTCATTATCCTGAAGAGGCATGAAAGACACCATGCTACCGCGACGATACATCAGGGCGCGCTCACACTCAGGAAATGATTGCAGCCTGGCAACGATGACTCCATCGTGACATCTGATGACTGCGTAGCCTTTTTTGGGCAATTCTACTTTTTCTTTCACTTAAACTCCCCCATGCAATCGGGATAAAGTAATACCCAAAAAACTAATAAAACCAGTCGTCAGCGCTTTCCCAGGTCTCCTGGAGGATTTCCTCCACCTTCGTTTTATCGCCCTTATCGCCACCAAAAACTGTCAAGCTATCACCGCCAGCCGTGCGGATAACTAGAGAACAATTTCCATATTGATTCTGAAGTCGCTTAAGCAGCTCTTTCTCAAGTGCGGGTATGGCTCCGCGCGGCAGGTCTTTTGATTTGTTGATCGTAAGTTCTACCTTCATAATTCCCTCTACATCAAAATACTGTACATTCATACAGTATACCTATTGAATCTCATATTCAAGTGGTTAATAGCACTTTTTGCCAAAGCCATGCCGTTGTATACACTGAGCTTTTCCTAGCATTAGGGATTCACTAAATCTGAGTGGCAACACTGTATAGATAAGAAAAAACCCGCCGGAGCGGGTTAAAGATCCAGAGATTAAATAGTTTAAAGGCTGTATTCAAAAACTAATTAACCATCAGGCGTAGGGCTAAATCATTCGGGTAGGGGTCAAAATAGTTCTGAGTAAGCAAATAGCGATCTGGATATTCAGCCAGATAGTGCTTTAGCAAAGTAAGTGGAGCGAGTATCGGCAAGAGTCCACTGCTATAGTTGAGAATAACGTCACGCAGTTCTCCGCGCTGACGTGTATTCAACTGGTTACGGAAGTATCCCTGGATGTGCATCAACACGTTGGTATGGTTTTTCCGTGAGGACGGCTTCTTGAGGATTGCCATTAACTTTTCTCGGTAAAGAACAAAAAATGCTTCCAAATCATTCCACTCATGCATCGAAGCAACAAAAGGCCCAATTTCACGATAGCCTGCTTGGTTATGAGCCAAAAGCTGGAGCTTATAGCGACTATGGAAACTAAGTATCCCATGACGCGTAAGGCCATTAGCCCTTAAGATGTTAAGTTCATTGAGAGCAAAGATGCGCTCGACAAAATTCTCCCTCAGTACCGGATCGTGCAAACGTCCATCTTCCTCAACCGGCAACCACGGATATGCTTCCATTAACGCACCAGTAAAAAGGCCCGTGCCTTCTTTCCGCCCACGATTTCCCATTTCGTCATACAACCTCACTCTCTCCATACCGCAACTCGGTGATTTGGCACAGACAATAAAGCCAGACAAGGTGCTAAGCCCTCGGATATATGGAGTTGTGAATTCAGTCATTTTGTCAGTTATATCCTCACCAGGCTCGTGACTAAAACGCATGCGAATATAACCTTCATTGGTTTGAACCAGGCGCAATGCTGGGCGGGGAACAGATAAACCAATGGACATCTCCGGACAGACAGGCTTGAAAGTTACCCACTGAGCCAGTTCATCCATCGCAAACCCCATTCGTTTATGGCCGCCGTCGAACCGCACAGCTGTTCCGGTCAAGCATCCGCTAATCCCGATAGCTGGTTGAGTGTTCATATCGATACCCTCGTTAATTCAATGCCCACTTCGCGAAAGGAAAATCGTGACTGTTCAAATGATAATACCTAATCTATTTATATCATTCTTATTACAGATAAGCATAACCATGAGGACATCGCCAGCGTAATGTAAAGGAATCAGATAGAGCCGTAAAGTTGAGGTTCCTTCACTCATCCTTAAATCTTACGCCTACCACTAGCAGGACATGCTCAACGTCGAGTAGTGAAAGCCATGTTCCGCCGTTTTTCGGTTGTCATGCTGGCATCCTCCCCACGATATCTATAACCCGGCGCATAACTGCACTTCCCCGAAAATCTGCAGGTAACTCAATAACAGGTTTACTCGATCCGTATGAAAAACGCTGGAGATCGAAATCAATCACAGCCTTCCGATCCCTGAACAAACCAAGACGACCGTAACGAATGAGTTCGCCGCGTTCGGCTGCGACGCGGAAATACTTCTCAGCAGTCTGACGATGCAGCGACAACATCTGTGATGCCTCGCTAACGGTTAAGCGTCCACGGATTTTCACCTCTTCAATGATCACCCGAATAAGTGCCGCCTGCTCTTCTGGTGTATTTGGTCTTGGCATGCTGATCATCTCCGGGCCATACGTAGACATTCATTACGTTGCTGCGCTATACGTGACACTTCAGCTGAACTACGGGCAATGTCTAACATGTCGGTATATACCTTTGCCGCGCGCCGCCAGAGTCCCCGTGACTTAAGGTCTTTCGCCATTTTCTCCGCTAATTGCGTTTCAGCCGGATCGCTTTTCTCTTCCATGAAGGGCAGCTTTACGTCAGGTAATTCTGCATCCGGAGAGATGTTATAAACATACTGAGTTCCGTTGTGAGTGCGCAGGACTGTGCCGCTGACAGTCAGCGCGCGCAGAAACTTACCAGCGGTACCGGATGGAATATCCAGCGCTTCACACACATCACGTAATACGCAGTTCGGGGTATGGCGTACCACTATCGCTACCCGATCTTTCTGAGAGATTTCTATGGTCATTGGTCAATACTCGTTTTGGTTACTTCACGACCCGTAAGTGGGTCACATTTTTTCGATAACTTCCCCAGGCGAAATTTACCCAGATACCGTCATCCATGGTTAAGCGGTCCATGACCCGCTCACCCAGAACTTTTGATAATTCGTCATAATTCAGGTTTGTAAGTACCCCCACTGGTTTCATTGACGCCATACGGCGATCGATTATCTGATTAAGTAATACCCACTCATTGCGCGTATCACGTTGAACACCAACCTCATCAAGAACAAGCAAATCAACCTTGCACAAATCATCCAGCAAATCGGACTCAGACTGGCCCTCGTCATAGCACTTGCGGGTGCGAAGCATCAAATCAGGTATTGTCACGACCAGAACGGAATAATCGTGCTGAAGCAGGTAGTTCCCGATTGCCGCGGCAAGATGATTTTTCCCTGTTCCGCAACTGCCGCTGAATATAAAACTGGTAAAGCCATTCCCAAAGTTATGGGCGTAGCTCTTTGCCATCGTCAGCGCGTGTTTCTGCCCGTCGTTGCTCACCTGGTAATTTGCAAATGAGCACCCCCTGTGCAACTCGCAGATCCCTGAGCGCCCAAAAATCCTTTCTGAACGGTTACGCTGATTTTGTTTTTCCAGCTCAGCTGCGCGCTTTCGCCCTTCTTCCTGCTGCCAGGCCATTAACTCCTGACTGCTGGTAAATTTCGGCTGAACACCTGCAGGCATGAGATTACGCAGACGGCCAAGCAAATCATGCGTCGATTTCATCATTACCCCCTGAATCCCGGCGGGATCTGAGTGTCAGGTTGTGAAACGCCAAAGCCAGCCTGTCGACGTGTACCTGCCGATGGTGAGGAAGATTTGGCGCGTGATGTTTTCAGGCTGGAAGCAAAAGTCTGTTCCCACTGGATGTGATGTTTAACTTTCCCTTCGCATTTCCAGTAGTCCCGGAACTGCTGTAATTCGACGGCGGTATACCCTGGTAGATCCCCAAGATTTATTCCCCACTGCGCAGCCTGGCGTACAAAGTCATCACCAGGTGTCCAGTCATCTGTAATCGGAAATTTGCCTATGGGAGGTAAAAAGCCACCTGGCGCGTATAACTCTCTCTCTTGGTTTTCTTTTAGATCTGTATCTGTATCTGGATCTTTATTAGTTGGGTTTCCGTTGGCGTTCTGTTTCAACGGCAGCTCAACACCCGTTGAACACCCGTTGTTATTTTGTTGGTTATTCGCTCCTTTTTTAGCTTTTCTCGCCTGAGCGGATGCTTTTCCAGCTGCTGACTTTTGGCTGATTGAGTTTTTAACCGCCTCCAGATCACGCTCTATACGCTCCTGTACCCATTCGGTACCGTTATCGTTAAAAAACTCTTTCAACGAAGGTTCAACGGCATCCCAACGGTCGTTACTCAGCCGTGCAATTTTCGATAGTCGGTTTTTGGGGATTGGGCGACCTGTTTGCCAATAATTGAACATCAGTAGCAGGTATGCGCCATGCTCTTCTGTAGACAGATGCATGGTGTCCGCCAGGTAATCAGCAATGTAAAGTTGCATGTAAGGCAGAGCTGCCATGGTTACTCCCTTGTCCGGTTTCCCGGCGCGTAATGGTTATTGCTCAAAACTCGATTAAAACAATTGCGGCGCTACGGCGCTTAAACTCGCCAGTAGTGGTCCCGCCGCATCAGCTGGTAACATGTTGAACAAAGCGATTGCTGCTTCACGAATTTCCTTCTCCAGTTTCTGTAACGGAGCGCCGATTAATTTCGCCTGATGTGCCTCACTGCATTCTTTGATAGCGTTGGCCACCAGCTCCGCTTCTGTGCTCGCATTACTTAACCCGTGCTTCCTGGCAATCTGAACTGGCATAGCAGCAATGATTGAACCTGACAGCTGCATAACGTAAGCCGTATACTTTTCTGACCCTCCTTCGTTTTTCAGATATCGGAATAAATTCTGTTTATTAACAGCAATTCCGCGACCATCTGCTTTGGCCCACTCTTCAGCCACCAGCTGAGCGATCCGCTCCTGTGCCTGTCCTGGTAATGTCGATTCCCATTCACGAACAGCTGCCAATATGACGCGGTGCTGAATGCTGTCGCGGCGCTGGGGTTTAAAATGATTTTGCGTTTTCAACGGAACAGCTAAGCGTTGGCTATGATGTTGATATGTTACTGATTGCATGATTAAGCCTCCTTTTGAGGTAAACCATCAGTGGGATTTGGATAAAGGTCCGGTCGCAACTCGTGTGGTGTAATTTGCCAATTGAGAGCTTTGGATACGCGAACAACAAGCTCGCCGGGTACCTTTTTCTTGAACCATCCATTAACTGTTTGAGCTCGCCGATTTAGACGGCGCCCCAGTTCTGCCTGACTGCATATGGCTAACATTTTCTTTTGTGTTGTGAGCTTCATTGATTTATCTCGAGTAGTGAACGTGAAACGAGTAAATCAAATTATTTCGATATCGTCAAATTATATCGATAGGTTGAGCTACAGATAAAATCTGTATAATCGGATGTATGTTTTTGAGCGGGCTAGGAATATGAACTTCGGAAAGCGATTACAAAAAGCCATCCATGATCTTGGAATATCTCAATCGGAACTTGCACGCAGGCTGGGAGTAAAAGCCCAGTCAGTAAATGGCTGGTGTAACTCTAATATACTTCCAAGAGCTGACATTCTAGATAGGCTACAGTCCGCTACAGGCTATCCACTCTATTGGTTTTTTCTTGAAGAAACTGAAGCTGACACTATTCCTGCCATAACATCAGAAAAAAAACGTCAACCTCAGTCGGCCCAGGAACAAAAGCTATTGGAGCAATTTGAGCTTTTGCCCACTGACGATGAGAGAGAAAAGATAGTTAAGTTGATCGAACTGCGACTGCAAGAGCTTGATGATGTAGCTACTGCTTACCTAAAAAAACGAAAGATAATCCCCAGTAACGAGTAGCCCCTCCACTCCTGTACCCTTCATAAAGCACGCGAAATCAATCCGATAAACTGATCGGTGAGTTGTTCACACGCATTGATATCGATTTAATTTGACATATATCGATTCAATCGATAATACTATTCCCAACACAAAGACAGTCATCGAGGCAGGACGCCCACGAAGTAGCTGCCGGCGGCATACGAATCACCGGATGAGATGACAAGTATTAACACGCAGCAGGTTCAACGTTCCGCCAGCCTGGCGACAAGGGCAACGCAAGAGGATAAATCCATGATCGATTTCGCACGTAAACCAGTGCGGTGTCAGGCCGTACATCTAAATCGCATTGAAGTAATCATTCGACTGATTTGCTACATGCTCGCCCAGAAGGGCGACCCGTCTGCCGACCAACAGACTGCAGTTCGTTCATAACGAGTTTGACCAATGGCTGTTGCCAGCCTCATGCCCGGTGCACAGGGCATTGTGATGGTAATACCACCATCGTAACCAAACAGGAGACGAAGACCTGTTCTGGTTAAATTGGAAAAGTGTTCTTTGCCCGTCCCGTGGCGGGCTTTTTTCCGGAGGTTTTTATGTCAGCTAACGATCTGGCATTGCGCTTCAGCAGCGCACCAGCTGAGGCATTAATCGGCGTTTTGCCTGTTCTGGAAGTTAAAGAAGCATTACGTGAAGAAGTTGAAAGTGATGTGATGGATGAAGTCTGGACAGAGCACAACTTTGAAATAGAAGCGATGGGCGAACAAGTTGATGAAACAGCCAGGCTCGCTCGTAAATTTGAATGTGCGGCTGAAGCTCTTGGAACGGCGATCAAACTTGCTCTGACTCTCCCACACAATGAGGCAATGCAGGTTCTGAGTGATGCCTTGAACGATAACCCTGGATACGGTCGCGAACCGGCAAAGGATGCGTGATGGAGTTTGGAATGAAACGTGTGGTGGCTTCAGTTCAGGCCGTTGCCATCCTCAACAGGATTTACAACGGCAGTCCGGTTTCCATCGCATCAATCAGCAAGGAATCAAAGCTGTCTGTGTCTTACCTCGAGCAGATTTTCTCGAAGCTGCGCAGCAGTGAAATTGTTACCAGTCAGCGTGGCGCCGGTGGCGGGTACCATCTTAGCAAAGCAAACCCCAGTGTGGCTGACGTTGTTCGCGCCGTTACTCACACGCCTGATTCATTTGAACCCGTGCTGAATGCTCTGGAGTGGGTCCCCGTCGCAAAGCTGGCGCAGGGAAAATCCCCTACCCCATAAAGCACAAAACCCGCGCAAGGCGGGTTAAGTACCCGGTCAGCCGACCAAAGCTTTCCGGAACGAGTTTTGACCAATAACCACTACCTTAGGCGGCGATCATCAGCTGCCGGGTATCTTACAATCCTATGGAGCCCGAACGCAATGTTAACGTATGCGTATCTTATTAAAGCCAAAGCGAAAGCAACTGAGGCAAAAAACCTGTTTTGCTGGTTCTCTGCGAAATCAGATTCCCGTGCAGAACGCGAAATCCTCAATATTCTCGAAGATAACGATATTGCCGTCGGTCGTGGCGCCGACTATCAATTACCTGTCCGCACCAACTGGTTTGTTGTTGACGATCTTCCTGAGGAAAGCACACTTGATGACACATGGTGCGATCGTTACGAACTGGCAGAAGACCAGCAAACGTGGCAACTGAAACAGAAGCCGGATAATGAAAATCTGGAGGCTTCCAGCCAGCAAAAACCTGAAACCTCCAGTGCCAATGTACCCACCAGCGATGCGCCAGCATTGCTCCGCCCCATATCTCGCCTGCGCCTGTCTCAGCGGCTGATTGCGCACCTGTTAAATGACGGTGAAGAGAAGGAAATCAGTGAAGCGCGGCACGTCCAGATCGGACAAATGGAACTGGACGAAAATGATCTCTATATACAAAACCTGTTACTGGCCGTTGCAAATGTGCCAGCGGCGAAAGAGCTTTCTGCTCATGTCGAGTGGAACCTGGCAAACGCAATAAAAGAAGTCTTCGACCGTGAGCAGGTCTATACCATTGCTTCATTTGAGGAATTTATTACCGAATGGATTGCGGAACCGAAAGCGCGGACTCAAACCGTGCAGGAGTGGGTTAACGATAAGAAAGCACGAATTGTGGGTGATGAGCCCACCGTTCCACCTGTAACGCCAGAACTCATTACCGTTGCGACTCTCCCGCTACGCCAGCGCCTTTTGGCTCAGTTTATTTCTGATGAATATGCTTACCATATTGATACTGAACAGAAGAAAACCATTCAGGAACTTGAGCTGGATGTGGATAACAGCTACGTGCAAAATCTGCTGCTTGCCGCCGAGAATGTAGAACCATTCAAGAAAGCGCCAGAGATCGATATCTGGAAAATTGTCAGCGCGCTAAAAACTATTTTCCCGGTTGATGGTAAACGAGTGGATCTGTCTACCGTAATTCAGTTCTTTAAGGCCTGGTTCAACACTGAACACATTGACCGTGGGCTGCTGGTTAAAGAGTGGTGTAAAGGCAATCGCGTGTCGCAGATTCAGCGCACTGACTCCGGAACCAACGCTGGCGGCGGCAATGGGACCGATCGCAACCCGGAACTTGTCCACACGCTGGACACTCTGGACATTGATATTGCGCTGGCCACACTTCCAATGGATTTCAACATCTACGATATTCCTGGTGGCGTTTTCCGTCGTGCAAAAGAGATCATTTCTAAAAACGAAAGCCCGTTCAAAGAGTGGTCCGCCGCCCTGCGCAAACGCGCTGGCATTCTGGATTATTCCCGCGCCGCTATTTTCGCGCTTATTCGTAGTGCAGAAGAAAACACTCACCATTTCCCGGAACTGCTGAGCCGTTACATCAACAAAAACCTGACTGAAACCGACCACCAGCACCCAACTGAAGAAACCCTGGCGGCAGCCGGTCACGTACCAGAAAAAAGCTGGGAAAACGAGATTAAAGAGAAGTCCACAGCTGAACAGAAGGCAATAACCGAGCAACCAGAAATCGCCAACATGGGCAACGGTGTTTTCTCCATTGATGGCCTGATGGGTAACCAGCCGGCGCCAGCGCTTTCTGTCGCAGACCAGGTACGCCAGCGCGCCGTCGAAGAAAAATTACATCAAGCCAATACCGAGGAAACCACCAGCGATGTGCAGATGGAAAAAACTGACAACAGCGAAATCAAAGCTAATCCTGAAGTGTCTCAGAGCGAAACAGCAGTTTTGCCAGTTAAAAGCGCTGATGCAACTGGTGACGCGTCAGCTTCCCTGAATAATGAACCCGTTCACCATATTGATACGGATACCCTGAACGCTTTTTATACTCACCTGATGGTTGATATGGAAACTATGGGCAACAGTCCTGATGCCCCAATAGTCTCTATTGGCGCTGTATTTTTTGATCCTTCAACTGGTAACACTGGTGCCGAGTTTTACCAGGTTGTCAGTCTGGAGTCATCGATGTCGTTTGGCATGAAACCGGATGCCTCTACAATTCAGTGGTGGCTGAAACAATCATCTGAAGCCCGCTCTGCCATTCTTGTTGATGAAGCCATGGGGCTGCTTGAGACTCTCGAACTTCTGGCTGACTTTATTGCTGAAAATGCTGCTAACGGTAGTCACACCATTCAGATGTGGGGTAATGGATGCTCGTTTGATAACGTCATTCTTCGCCGCGCATACGCGTTAACAGATACCCCCTTCGCTGTTCCGTTCTGGAATGACAGGGACGTAATGACCATGGTCGAGCTGGGTAAATCTGTCGGTATCAATCCACGCTTCGACATCCCGTTTGAAGGCGAAATGCACAATGCGCTTTCTGACGCCCGGCATCAGGTCAAATACGTCTCTGCAATCTGGCAACGCCTGACTGCAAACTGATTTTCTAATTTCACAATTTACGGATCCTGCCTGGTATGTTTCTACAGGCAGGCCATCAGAGAGATGAGCTATGCACGAACTTACACTGTCTCCTCAGGAAATTGCAGAAATTACTGGCTATCAGCGCTACACCCACCAGCAGCGACAGCTGCGGTGTCACGGCATACCGTTCACCACTGATGGGCGGAACCGCCCAATTGTATTGCGCAGAAGTATTGATCCCGGAGTTTCTGAATTACCTAAGGTCGATGAATATGTTGCACTTGAGCCAAATTACGACGCAATCAATGGGCAGACCAAGAAAAGATCCTAAAGACAAGCACCTCCCGCCACGCGTAACTAAAAACCGTTATAGCTATGTGTGGAAGCCAAAAGGAACAAAACAAAGCGTAACTCTTGCACCTATTACCGGGACGAGTATGTCCCGGCTATGGGCGCGTTATGAGGAAGAAAAAGCCAAGCGCTCAGACGTAATGACATTTTCTAAATTATGGAAGTTATTCACCAGCAGCCCAGCTTTTGCTGAACTGGCTCCACGAACGCAGACTGATTACAGGTCGTATGAAAAAAACCTGGTTCTAGTGTTCGGGAATATGCGAGCAGATGACATAAAAATTGAGATGGTCAGGATCTATATGGATAAACGTGGCCAACGCAGTATTAACCAGGCAAACCAAGAACTCGGCGGGATGTCGCGTGTTTTCTCATGGGGATATGAACGAGGGTATGTGAAAGGAAATCCGTGCAAAGGAGTACGCAAGTTCTCTTTAAAAGCCCGTGACGTGTACGTGACAGACGAAGAATATCAGGCAATTTATGAAGAGGCGGCACCAGCTCTCCGGGTTGGCATGGAGATATCTTACTTATGTGCGGCTCGCGTTTCGGATGTTCTTTCTCTCAAATGGTCGCAAGTAAGCGAGGAAGGCATTTTTATCCAGCAGGGAAAGACCGGGACTAAACAAATAAAAGTCTGGACTGAACGGCTTCATAACGCCATCGAACTTGCAAAAACTCTGGGTGGGCGGGAAACGGTTATCTGTAGCAGCAAAAAAACTAAATACTCGAAAAGTGGGTTTAACGATCTGTGGGAAACCGCAAGGGAAGCAGCAGGAAAAAAACTAGATAGAAAACTGCCGTGTACTTTTCATGATCTCAAAGCCAAGGGGATATCTGATTACGAAGGCTCGAGTAAGGACAAACAACTATTCTCAGGTCACAAAACTGAAAGCCAGGTTGTGGTTTATGACAGAAAAGTGAAAATTTCTCCCACATTGGATCTTCCAGTCTTGGGCAAATCAGAAGATGATGATGGCGAGTTTTATACCAAGTGAATATACCAACACTATACCAAGTGTGACATGAGTCGTTGAAAGGAATTGAGCTAAGTGTTTGAATAGTGGCGGAGAGAGGGGGATTTGAACCCCCGGTAGAGTTGCCCCTACTCCGGTTTTCGAGACCGGTCCATTCAGCCGCTCTGGCATCTCTCCGTTTTGGCGGTTGCCATGATGCCAGGTAATTTGGCATTTTAACAGACCCCGTTCCGTCAATTTCGTTCAAGTGACGAGTTTGCGAGCAAAACGATGATTAAGTGGCCCTGGAAAGAGCAAGAAACAACCCGGAGTGACGACTGGCCGTGGGACGACGCCCTGGCTATTCCTCTTCTGGTGAATCTCACCGAGCAAGAACAAGCCAGGCTTATCGCCCTGGCCGAGCGCTTTTTACAGCAAAAAAGATTGGTAGCGCTTCAGGGGTTTGAACTTGACCCGCTGAAAAGTGCGCGCATTGCGCTGCTTTTCTGTTTGCCTGTCCTGGAATTAGGGGTCGAGTGGCTCGACGGGTTTCATGAAGTTCTCATCTACCCTGCCCCGTTTGTCGTGGACGATGAATGGGAAGACGATATTGGGCTGGTGCATAATCAACGGGTTGTACAGTCCGGGCAGAGCTGGCAGCAAGGTCCGATAATCCTTAACTGGCTCGACATTCAGGATTCTTTTGATGCCTCCGGCTTTAATCTGATCATCCATGAAGTGGCACATAAGCTTGATATGCGTAATGGCGACCGCGCCAGCGGTATTCCGGCGATCCCTCTGCGAGATATTGCCGGTTGGGAGCACGACCTGTATGCCGCAATGAATAACATTCAGGATGAAATTGATCTGGTCGGTGAAACCGCGTGCAGTATAGATGCTTACGCAGCAACCGACCCGGCCGAATGCTTTGCCGTTCTTTCGGAGTATTTCTTCAGTGCTCCTGAATTATTTGCGCCACGTTTTCCGGCCTTATGGCAGCGTTTTATTCAGTTTTACCGCCAGAACCCCATGGAGCGGTTACGCGATACCCGCTAAGATGGTCATTATCGCTCACCAAATGTGCATTAACGCTGAATTTGAAGATTAATTAAGCAATTGAAATGACGCGCTAATTTTACTGTTGACACCTCATGGTGAGGTCAGTAATATGCGCCTCGTTCACACGATTCCTCTGTAGTTCAGTCGGTAGAACGGCGGACTGTTAATCCGTATGTCACTGGTTCGAGTCCAGTCAGAGGAGCCAATTTAAGGGAAGCAGACGTTCACTAACGTCTGCTTTCTGCATTTCTATCAATTGGTTATCCCCTCTCAGTCGTTCACCCTCGTTCACTAAAAACCACTCGAAGCCATATCATTTTGATGGTAAAAATGCTGGTAATGCTGGTTCGATTTCCCTTTTACCAACAAATGAGGGGGTGTTTTCATGTCACTGACTGATATTAAAGCAAAAAATGCAAAACCCCTTGAGAAGGAATACAAGCTTACTGATGGCTTTGGTATGTTCCTTCGTGTTACCCCTAAAGGTTCGAAATACTGGCAAATGGCCTACCGTTTCGAAGGGAAGCAAAAACTTTTCTCTATCGGTGTTTACCCTGCAGTTTCTCTTTCTGACGCAAGACAACGCCGTGACGAGGCCAGAAGGCTTCTGGCTCAGGGTATTGACCCTAATGCAAAGAAACAGGCAGAGGTTAAAGAGCTTAAAGCCAAACGTGATAATACACGCTCCTTCAGAACAGTAGCCAAAGCGTGGTTCTCTACGAAAACAAAATGGTCTGATGATTATGGTGATGCCGTATGGAAGCGCCTTGAAACTTATGTCTTCCCGGTAATCGGTGACAAAGATGTTGCCGAACTGGATACGGGTGATCTGCTGGTTCCGGTGAAAAAGGTTGAGGCACTTGGTTATCTTGAAGTTGCCATGCGCATTCAACAATACATTACGGCAATCCTGCGTCATGCCGTCCAGCAAAAGCTGATACGCCATAACCCAGCCTATGATATGGAAGGTGCAGTTCAGAAACCACAAACTGAACACCGCCCTGCACTTGAGCTGGAAGAAATACCCCAGCTACTGAACAAAATTGCCGAATACAAAGGCCGCAGGTTAACCATACTGGCAATACAGCTCAATCTGATGATTTTCATTCGTTCCAGTGAGCTTCGTTTCGCTCGCTGGTCTGAAATTGATTTCAAAAGTAAGTTATGGGTGATACCCGAACAGCGTGAAGCAATTGAAAACGTCAAACATTCGACTCGTGGTGCCAAAATGAAGCGTAAGCACTTCGTTCCCCTTTGTAAGCAAGCTATGAGGATACTCAAAGAGATCCGACAACTGACTTATGAAGAAGGCCATGATGATGGATTAATCTTCACTGGCTGTTATGACTCGTTTAAACCCATGAGTGAAAACACCATCAACAAAGCCCTGCGTAATATGGGATATAACACGAAGCAGGACATCTGTGGACACGGTTTCCGCACTCTGGCCTGTAGTGCCTTGATTGAGTCCGGTTTATGGTCAGAAGACGCTGTAGAGCTTCAGATGAGCCATAAGGAAAGCAACAGTGTCCGGGCAGCTTATACCCACAAGGCTAAACACCTTGAACAGCGCCGCCTGATGCTTCAGTGGTGGGCTGATTTCCTTGATGCTAACAGCAACGATATGGTCAGGCCGTTTGAGTTTGCTTCAAATAAATAAAGGGAAAGGCCGTTCGCGGCCTTTCAACTTCATGCTTAATTACACTCTATGCTGAATATGATACTGAATCTTTCTCTATCACTAAACCAGCGATTTTTTCCAGCATTATTTCCCAGAGTGCGTATTTTCTTTTGTGCTCAATAAACAGGGATTTTAAATACTCTTCTGTTGAAGGGATTTTTTCAGTCCATGTAATATCTTTACTGTAATCAATGCTTTTTTTCATATCAGATGCTGCATAGGTGTAGTATTTACTCTGAGAACGACTGATACTGTCCTCTGCCAGCACTCTACGGAGCAAAGTTGCAGAACATGCATAACCATGCCTGTAAAGTTCACTCGATAAGGTACGAACTAAAGAACCGCGTAATAAAGACATCATCTCTGCGATTTCATTTTCACTCGCATTCATGACTTCAGAATCAAGTTTTCCATAACTATCTGTCCCGGACAAGAAAAGAATAACAAACGGAAAGCCTTTGTTCTTTGCTATGCCAGAGAACAAATCCAGTGAGTCATTATTTTTCTCTACCCGATTATAGATATTATAAAAAATAACATCACACCTGTTCTTAAATCCGTCTATACAAATTGTTTTTGCCTGCTGAATCTCGCCTTCTTCAATCAACGCCAGAGCCAACACCTCAGTCCATTTATCACGAAGCCCTGCCTGATCAACTGATTTATCTTCTTTGATTTTATTGAGAACCTGAATGGCTTCCTCAGTGCACAGTTCATCAACCAGCAACTCAGCAAACTTAATGATGTATTCTGGCTGGTTCAGTTTTCTTTTCTCAAAGCATTGCCTGATGAAATCAACATCCCTGATATACAGACTTAACTCAACAGCATAATTAACATCACCTGTCTTAAGAAGACTTTCCCTTAAAGCACGAATAACATTGTATCCCAGATCTTTTTTATACTTATCAAAAATATCAAAGTTAAAATATACATCACCTTTAAGCACGGAAAGTATTTTATCCGCTATAACATCAATGCTTTTGTCTTTTTGTAGGGACAGGGATTTTAACCATGTTTCGACAGCACCATTATAATAGTCCATCCATGATCCATCTGATGTATCAGCAATTTCGCTGATTTTATCAAATGAGAGCAGTAAATCATGGCAAAACGCCTCGGTTTTTTCAGGCAGCGTTGATACCGTCTTTTCAAGTGGAAATATGACATTCCTGTATAGCCCCTCAAAAAAAATCGCTGCTTCATAATAATCATAAAAGCGTTTTGTTTTAATTACCCTTTTGTATTCAGCCTCAGCCTTTTTCAGTGATTCTTCTGGAGTTAACAGATATTTATTAATAAGAAAGGATTTTGCCTGACCATTATCCTCTGCAATATCACAAATTATTTGCATGAGTTGATCGGCAGGTATTTCTTTGAGTAAAGCAAGTTGTTTCTTGTTCAGTTTAGCCATCATCACATCCTGATAATGTTTGGTAGACGCAGAAAAGCTAATTGTACTAACACGAGGACAGAACATTCAATAAAAGCATTAACATAATGATTTAAAAAGAAATCTGTAGCACGCTGTTCATTGATGAAATGCACTATTTACCGTAAAATATCCCCCATCACACAGTAACCTGATACAGATACGTGGAATGGTCAATGAACAAACTTTCGCCTGAAATGCCCGAACTGCAATCAATGAATATCACTGCTGATAACATCACCAAGCTTAAATCATTGTTTCCTGAAGCTTTTAATGAAGACAGTGTTGATTTTGAGGTTTTAAAGCAGCTTTTGGGTGAGAATGTAGACGACAAAGAAGAACGCTATGGCCTGAACTGGCATGGTAAGCGTCAGGCTCGTCAGCTTGCTCTTACCCCTTCCCGTGGAACCTTACGCCCATGTAAAGATGAAAGCGTTGATTGGGACAACACCAAAAACATCGTGATCGAGGGTGATAACCTTGAAGTTTTAAAGCTTCTTCAAAAAAGTTATGTAAATAGAGTAAAGCTAATATTTATTGACCCTCCTTATAATACAGGAAAGGATTTTGTTTACCCGGATAATTTTCAAGATAACATGAAGAATTATCTTGAAATAACGGGGCAAACAGATGAAGGCGTACGCATAAGTTCGAATACAGAAACCAGTGGACGTTATCATACTGATTGGCTGAATATGATGTATCCACGACTTATTTTAGCCAAAAACTTGTTGGCTCAAGATGGGGTTATTTTTCTATCCATAGATGGAACAGAAGCCTCGAATTTAGAACATTTGTTGAATAATGTATTCGGAGAAGAAAATAAAATCACGTCTATATGTTGGCAAAAGAAAGTATCACCTGCAAATGATGCTAAATGGTTTAGTTCGGATCATGATTTTATTTTAGTATATGCAAAGAATAAAGACATTTGGAGACCCAAAAAGCTTAAACGCACTGGCGATCAGCTATCTTATTATAAGAACCCTGACCATGATCCTAAGGAAGGTGCGAACAAGTTCCTGATATGAGATCATCATATTCATCCGGAGCGCATCCCAGAGGGACATCATGAGCCATCAACTCACCTTCGCCGATAGTGAATTCAGCACTAAGCGCCGTCAGACCCGAAAAGAGATTTTCCTCTCCCGCATGGAGCAGATTCTGCCATGGCAGAATATGACCGCTGTCATCGAGCCGTTTTATCCCAAGGCGGGCAATGGCCGACGGCCCTATCCGCTGGAGACCATGCTGCGTATTCACTGCATGCAGCATTGGTACAACCTGAGCGACGGTGCCATGGAAGATGCCCTGTACGAAATCACTTTCTGAAATGCAGCCTGTAGCAAAAGCAATGGTCAGTTTCAGCAAAGCAACAATCAAACAAAGTCAATCTGGCCTTGATGTTAAAGCTCTGTCTAATGGGACAACAAGCACTGTAATTGATGTTGCAGAGCAGCCATTGCCAGATATTCTTGGTGTTCTACAGGAAAAAACCGGACTGACAAGACGCAGTTTAAGCACCATCCTGAAAGAGAGTGGAAGACTCGCTGATTTTGCTAAAAATCCACAGCAGTTTATCAGTGAAGCTATAGGCCGAATCAACTACTGCAAACGCCTGTCAATTGTTGATGGTATTAAATATTATCCACTAAAAGGAGAGGTGTATGCGCAAAGTCTCTTTATGGATAAAGAGCTAACAGGATATGCCCGTAATCTTTTTGAAACCTCGTCTAAATCAGTTTATGAATACGTTCCTAAAGATTCTGAAGTCGAAAGCCATTTCGCTCAGGAACTCGAAGAACAGGATGAGGTGAAGCTTTATGTGAAGCTTCCCGGTTGGTTTAAAATCCCGACGCCACTGGGAACCTACAATCCTGACTGGGCCTTAGTTATAGAAGACAATGGTGAAGAACATATTTACTTTGTTGTAGAGACAAAAAACAAACACATTGGTCTTGGTAATGAAGAAGATGCGAAAATTACTTGCGGTAATGCTCATTTTAGCTCGCTCAAAGATCAGATGAGTAATCCTGCGAGATATATGCGTGCTACAAATATAAATGAAGTTTTAAGTGGCAAATAAAAGAGAAAAGGGCCTTTTGGCCCTTTCTTTTACCGTCAAGGGAACTACACATTGGGTAGGGTACATATCCCATATATGAAGCATATCAGACAATTTATGAAGTAAATATTCGAAAGTATATTTTACTGGATATAATATTAAACATTGATTATCAAATATATTTATCCATTTAAATAAAATATCATCATAGTTACTCACCCTGAATAAATTTAATCCTCCACAACAGTCTGTCTGGAGGATCAAATCAAGTCTCTGACGCCTTGTAATATCATACAAAAGGATAGTTATATTTTAGAATATCAGGACAAGGTATATAACAACCTAACATCAATGAGAGAGAAAAATTAAAACATCTGGCAGCCAAAATAAAAACATGTTAGCTATAAATAGATATAGCACTCTTTATTCTTAAGTCAAGTTACTATTTAAGTTTTATCTAATCATCTCGCTTTACCTATATCCCCATCGAACTATTTATTAAAAATAAGTAAGTCTATCAATTTTTATTTTGACTACCAGAATTTCCTTTAACCCACTCCCCATTAGCAAGAACCTCACCATGACCATATTTATCATGATTTAACGGTGCATTTTTTATTTTAATCTTTGAAACTACCTGTTTATCTGACTGTGGAAAAGCATACTTTGGTTCACTAGCATGGGACATAGTTGAAAAACAAAATAAAGCTGACAATACTAATATTCTCTTATTCATAAATCACTCCTGTTATTTTTTGGTTTAAGTTCCCCTGAAATGAAAAACATAAAAAACTGTTAGAAAATCGGGATGCATTAAATATATAATTACATCCCGATGGAAATCAAATTTATCTTGCATAAATTAAGATAAAATCAAGTATAATAAGACAATCATCCTTATCTACATTGATATAATATTCTATCTTTAACCACTGTTGTGCCGCCACCATGACTACCACCACCTAACTGTTCAGTTGATGTTGTATAAAACAATTCTTTCGCTATAGTTCCTGACTGACATGAGCAGGCATTTGTTTCCGGGTTATTAACCAAGCAAGAACCTTGGTTTTTTGTAAAAAATCCTGAAGTTCCAGAGGCTTTAACCCATTTACCACTAACACATGATAATAGTAATCCATTTGATGCAGTTGCCTGTAAACCATTTGGAGAGCAACCCGACCCTAATAGAAAGCATGTATGAAAATTAGACGGACGGGCTACTGGATGTATTCTAAGAAAATGATACTTATTATTAAAATAATAATCTCACTGTGATGGTGAGATTATTACACGAGAGAGAAAAACAATTTATATGGACGTGAAAATCAACTTATTACTGTTTCCACCTTTATCACACTCTGTAGCAGTAGACGCCACATTTAAAACTCCACCTGCAGCTTTAACATTACCTGCTGTGCCAACACCTGCAGTATAGAAGTTTCCTGCTGCTGCCGTGATGATCTTCGTGCATTCAGATGCCGGAACATTTTCATAAGTGATGGTAAATGAAGAACCATCCGCCCCTGACGGACCAGTTTTATCCGCAGCCAATGTAACATTTCCTTTGAAAGCATTGATGGGCTTAGCGGCTGAACCAGAACCACTTAACATATTATCCGGGAATATCTTCGCCTTAACAGCAACAGAGTTAGTTAATCCAGTAAAACTGGAGGCAGAAGTGAAGAGTGCTTTCACACCAGCCTGTATCGTTGCGATGTTATTACTTTCAGCCTGTGCTCTCTGTGATGCCTGTACTTTAGGATATACTATAAAAGCGGCTACAACTAAGGCTGCTATAATACCCAAAACAAGTAATAGTTCTAAAAGAGAGAAACCTTTTTTACTTTTTTTGTTTTTAATTAATACTGTTTTTTTCATTTCCTTTATATCTCCTTGGTTAACTGGAAAGATATAAAATAGATAGCGGAAACATAATATAAAACAATACCAAATAAAATCTTTATCGCAATTTAACCGATAAACGGACGACCTTTAAAGCACAAAAAAACACAGAGGAAAAACAAGATTTTTTCTATTGGATGATAAATAATACTTTCAATTTAATGGATACTTAGATAATTGATGATTATTTTAAAAGAAAAAGGGCTGGGATAAACCCAACCCTTTAACTGGAAGATAACTTCCTGACTTTATTAAAACCACCGCAGATTTACAAGATTGAATATGGAGTTATTCATCTGTAGTAGTACTTAAAAAATATAATAAATAAGATTGTTTGTCAAATCTTTTTTAAGAAATATGCAGTTAATTAAGAAATTAAAAAAACAACAACCGCCCTATAAGGGTTAAATAGGGCGGCTTGTTGTCAGGACGTGAAAAAATGTATTTTATTATATAAGGATTGAATGTGTTAATTTAGAAATCAACATATGATGTTAATTAAAATATTATTGTTTGTATGTCAAATTAAAAATTGAAGATTATATTAAGTTTTCCTACCTTTAATGCTAGCCAGAAATAACAGTCCATTTTTTCTAAATCTCACCTTATCGTCAGGATGTAGATTTGGGATCTCCAACAGCATTCCTAAAACTAGTTCCTTATCAACCGTGAAAACATCACAATCTAATGCTTTAGCAACTTCTGCACCTAGAATGATCTTCTGACGAGTTTCAATCTGTTTAGTTTCTTGCTTGGATTTATGTTGTAAGCGATTCAAACGCATCTGAGCTGAAGCCAACTGCTGTTCTAATGTCTTTTTAATACGTGGCTTAGTTCTGTTTTTTTGCTTTTCTGATATGTCATCCATAATCGTTCCTCTTATCGGTTATATATGGATCATATACAACAATAGAACTTTATCGTCAAATCGACTTTTACAAAAGATCCGACATTCAAGTAATTATTCTTATCGCTTTCTATAATGTGGGAACTTATGTTTTAACTCATTAAAACATTCAACTACGTTTTGATGTTCAATTGAAAAGTAGTCAATGCTTCTTTGTAAAAGCTCATTGGCAACGTCAACGACTATATCACTCCCTTTATTATGATTATAGACAGTGAACACATCGGCAATCCAATGATAGCAACAAAGCGTTAATAACATACAATAGTCTTGATGCTCTTTAATCCCCGATATGAAAGTATAATCATTATAATCTACCTGCCTTGTTCTTTTATAAAATCGTTTAAGAGTTGGTTTCATGATGATTAAGTTATTTTTAACCATGTCATAATGAATATCATCTGACACATAACCATTCTCCAGAAAAAAATGATTACTATGGACATAAAGGGAATAACCTAGTGATACAACAGAAACCCCATGCTTCTTACATAAAGACTCTGAAAAAACTGGATGAGTTTCTATATATCTTATAAACTCACTTTCCTTAAGATTTTTTGTTTTCAATTTCCCCATGTATTCCCTCTTATAAAAAATAATAATATCATCATTAATGAATGGATGCTTTAACGACGAAATGACACTGGTTTTTTCCATTCAAACTCTGCTTCAAACCTTTCTTTATTTCTTTCATTTTTAATCTGCTCAGCCTTACGTTGAGAACGTATTTGTTCTCTTGCAACACATAATACTTTCCTTCGCTCCTCTGCTGTTAATTTTTTCCCTTTAACTCTAGCCGCTGCATGAACAGCGTCATCAAGAAATCGCTTTTCCGTTAATGACACTCGCTGCAACCTTCCAGCACTATGTTGCTTTTCTTTTTTTAATTTTTTTGAAGTGTTATCAGTTACATTTTCAGCCGCTTGTATTTTATTAATCACTATATTCTCCTTATTTTTCATAATTTACTAATTAATACAACTAAAACAAAAGAAACTCAAATTAATCTATGTAATTTATTTATCTTATAATTCTAATTATTTGTCGTTAGTGCCTTTATAAAATGGCACCTTACTTATTTATTCTCTGAAATTTAACTTTTTTATTTTATTTCAAAAAATTCGTACTAGTAGTACTTTAATTTAATTAATTTAGGATCTGGGGTTTTAGATAGCGACTTTCAGTCGTAGTAGTTTTCCGTCAGGAAAACTTGGTTTTGCTTAGAGCTTCGCCTCTCCTAATCCGCATATAAAAAACAAAAATCAAAACATACCAGTATTAAAACTGATTGTTGAAACTGGTTTAATTTTTTTTATAATACGTAATAGGAAAAGGCGCTTCTCATGCTATGGCTTAGAGCTACAATACGTTTCCATATTGCGACACCCTTCTGCACTTCCATAGACAACATCATAACTTTAAAAACATTTCTCGTTTTACTAAAGAAATTATACTGCTGTTTCTAAAAGCCTTAGATGTGCGCTTCAAGTTGATGTTACGCAGACTCCCCGCTTTGGCATCAACAATAACCTTGAGAATGAATCAAACACTGTCGCTCCTACCTTCTCAGACCCGTACAATCAGGTTTAACGTTATTGCTTTCGAGAACTAAAATGTTTTTGGAAATGGTATTTGACAGGCTTGTAAAAAGTTTCGATTTAGATTTGACAAATATGAAAAGATTATTTAATACTTTATTATATTTGTAATCACGTTGTCGTTGAACTGATTACAAGACTTCAAAAGTCGGCAAAACTTTTTTAGTCCTTAAAAAGTCAACTTTATGAAGTTGGCTTTTTTTGTATCTTCATTTTATTTACATCGACATTTTTTATTTGTCAAATAATAATCAATAAAATATTTTCCACACATAGCTTTCAAATTATTATGTATTGAGCTATAGCCAATCATATTCTCTTTTTCGCAGCCTGAGCCTTCTACCATTTAACCATCCCATGATCAATACTTTTACCGAACTTCTTAATTAACCCGTCATTTATATATGATCTTATTTTTAATTTTCTAAAATTGAACCCATAAACTTCCTGTTGAAAAATTGTAATAATCATCGGAACGTCAGAATGCACAATCCTCCCACTATCTAGCCAATTAATCATTTTTTCCAAAACACTCTCTCTGAAACGTTCAGTCACAGTTTTAAATGATATATCAGCATCATCCATCACCTCTTTTATTTCGCTATTAATTTTATCACCATGATCACACAAAAGACTTAAAGATATTTTTTCGCCTATATCGCTTTTGATTTCCATTATCTCATCATTATATGATTTGATGATACCTTTTAGCTCATCGTAAAACTTACCATAAAAATAAAAATCTCGTGTAATGCATAGATTAATATGTTCAAGTTGTTTTTTGTTTTTCTTCTCATTATTATTTGAATTATATTCACTCATCTTATCCACCCTCAGCTAAATAGATAATACTCTTCTTATATTTATTTGCTTTTGTCAAAAACAGCACTTCGTGATTGTCATAAACAATCACTATGCTGAATAGGGCTTGCCCTATTAATGATGGTTTGTTCCAATCATGGGTTTTATTCTCATACCTTGCTAGCGCTCACTCACATAAAACAGGTTAGACCACTTAAACTAAAAGTGATGGAATATTGGAAATAATGAAATTTAAAAACATGATATGTAAAATCCACCTAGCTTTCAAAACCAGACCTCTCCGCGTTACTTATTTTTACATATTAGTGCTTTTCATTTAACCTGTTAATATCCATTCTATTTCTCATAACTAAGCTGTGATTTGTGCAGCACATAAAAGAGTCTGTTATTTTAGGAATTTCAGTTATCAACTAAAGATTTTCAACTCAATTTTAATAAAATTCACGTTCCCGCCTACGGCGGGAGACTAATTAAACTACTTTTGCCCTTACGGGCGCTCTCTAAAACCATAATCATTAATATTCGTGTAATACCTCAGCCGTTCATCCGATTCTAGCCTTGTAAATTTCACAGACAGTAAAACTAGAGTTATTATTTAAGTATAGAAAAACTTTAAACATTGTCGTTATTTTTAGCTCCTTTAGGAGATATAAAAATAAAGCAATGCCCACCTATACACTGCTACGCAGTGTGTGGGGTCTACCGACGGTTGCCTGCCGCAGGCTAACACCGTTTCCTTCGGAAACAAGGTCAACGTCAACACCAGAGTTTTTCTTGCGAAAAACTAAAACCAGCATAGTCGCATTGGAGATTTATATTTTAGTTTGATATTTAAATTTATATTGAGGTTGTTTTTATTGTATGGCTATTTTTCATCTTGATTTTAAAATTGTGAAACGTTCAGAAGGTAGGTCTTCCGTTGCGAAGGCTGCCTATCATGCTCGTACACGTATAACAGATGAAAGAACAGGTGATACGTATGATTATAGCCGCCGTACTGATTTATACGGACATTTCATATTAGCTCCCGCTAATGCTCCTGCACGCATCGTAAAAGACTCTACAGCATTGTGGAATGAAGTTGAAAGAGTTGAGCGCCAGAACAACGGTCAAACATCCCGTTATTTCGATGTTGCTATTCCTGCCGAGTTAAATAATGAAGACAAGAAAAAACTTGTTCTTGAATATTGTCAGAAAAATTTCGTCGATAAAGGGATGATTGCTGATATCGCTTTCCATGATCTTGATAGCGATAATCCTCATGCTCACGTTATGTTGACATTAAAAACCATAGGCCCAGAAGGTTTTGGTAAAAAAGAAAGAAGCTGGAACGACAGAAAAATGTCTGTCCTTTGGCGTGAGTCATGGTCATCTATGGCTAACAGCTACCTCGCTGCTGCTGGTTCGTCAGAACGTATTGATCATCGTTCTCTCCAAGCCCAGCATGATGAAGCATTAGAGAAAGCAGCGGTTGCTCTGGATAATGAAGAAAAAGCGTTATGGCTTGCTAAAGCCGCTGAAACGAACCGCCCTGCAATGAAACGTATCCACAGCGCTAAATGGCGTAGTAAGGCTGCTCAGGAGCAAAGAGCCGCAGAACAGACAGTTCGTGATGCAGCGAAGCAGGAAGCGGTTGAAGTCTATAAAACATTCAGTGAACTTGATCTTGAAATCGTCGTTGATGTCAGAAGCTTCACCGTGGCTGCTCTTGCTGAACCAGAACAAATCGTATTACCTGAAACACACTCCGGCTCTTCTACTGATGAGAATCAAAGACCTGTATTGGTAGCACCAGCTCCTCATACTCGTATGCGTGGGGTTAAATCCTATCGTGATAAATCCAAAGTCAGTAAGGTCGCTGCAGGTAAGAAACCATCGGTCAGTATTTCTGATTCTGGAACAAATACTATTCTGAAAACATCCTCCTCTCAAAACCTAAACAGGGCATCCAGAAGCGCCCCTGACAGTAAAAGAAAGCATAAGGCTACTCCACGTCAGGATAATATTTTTAAACGCTTCACTGCCCTCTTAGTTGATTTTATCAGGGATAAATTCATATGGGCTAAAACAGACAAAATTAAAGTTGATATTATCAGTGAGGAACATGATAAACGCATTGCTGAAAATTATATCTTTGACGAAGTATTAGGTCATTCTGTTCCACGTGCTGAATATGAGAAACGCACTAAGTTTAACCAAGATGACTACAAGCCAACACCAAATGAGATCAGCCGTTTCCCAAGTCGTCCTAAAAATGACATACCGGAACACGATAATAGTTTGGGTCTCACTCAATCTATACTATCCAGAAAAAATAATACATTAAAATTAAAACCGCCGGGCCACAGAGAATGAGAATACAAGACTCTTTTTAATTTTCAGTCAATAATGTATATTGTCAAGATAAATTATCTTATCCAACTAAGGATGAACGTTGTTAACGATTGCCAAAATCCAAGATGAAGCTACAATGTTTCGAAAATTGATCAAGAACTGTGACAAAAAGAACACCAGCCTTGTTATAGACTGTTTTCCTGTTATGAGTTGTAAACTTTCTTCGATGCTTCTTTCTTATCACTTCCTGATGTTATGGCCTGACCTTGAAATTAAAGGAGTAAGTGCAGCCACAGGCAAAAATGATCGGATAACTCACTACTGGCTTGAAATCAATGATATTGTTGTTGATATAACAGGAGACCAATATAATCTCATCAATGATTACGAACTTACTAATAATATTATAAAGGGCAGACCATTCCCCTCAATACATGTTTCGCATAATAATGAAAGCTATCTCTACAATATATTTAAAATCAAGGAAACACACTCATTTGTCTACGGCTTCCCTGAAATAGCTGATGATTTCATTGATGAAATGGCTCATGGGTATAATCAATTATTATATAAATGATAAACTATTATAGTAAAAAAATTAATATTAATCTTTCATCCAACGGGAACCTAGAAGACAACACAATATTGGTCTTAAATTAAAAAAACCATAGAGTAAGTTGTTCTCTATGGTTTTTTACAATGCATTAGAATAACACATTAAATATTCAAACCACCATAGACGCTATCTGGATATTGATGAGGCCCTTTATTTGTGCTTGAAGAATAAGTCGCACAATAGTTATCTAAAGCATATTTGATAATTTTTGGCTGGAACGAAACAGAGACAGTATAGTGGTCTGCATCCAGTAATGGTTTAGGAATAAAATTCCGATCCACCTTCCTATCACCATCCAGATTTGCGATGACCACAGGGAGATTAAACTCAATAATGAGATCTATTTCATGCGCAAGGAATGAGTCACCATCACCACCTTTTCTCTTCGCATCGCTGCTCCCAAGAAGTACAACCTGTTTAGCGTTTTTCATACGCTCACGGAGATTTTTCTTTATCGTTTCTGGTTTGCTCGTATCTCTTGAAATAAAAAGGTCATGTGCATCAAAAAAGTTGAAGTCAATGTTCTCATTTGCTTTCCACGCCTCCATTAGACGATAAGAACTTATATTTTCACTAGCAAACGCTACATATGTTTTATTACGATAGCTCATACAGCCTCCATATCACACTAAACAACAGATGCCAACTTGTTAAAAATACATTATACTTTATACTTGGTAAACATTTTTATGAAAAATCATATCAAACACATTCAGGCAACATAAAATCAACCTAGCTGGCACAAAAAATGGCAAAAGTTAACTTTTTCGACACACGTATAGTAAAAAAATTTTCAGACTACACATCAACAATAAGCACTATTTTTTCACTTTTATTGATTTTTGTTGACATTCCAACAGAAAATAAAATTACGCTTGGGATTATATTCTTATTCACTTTGTCATTGTTGTATTTTGGAATTTGGTTGAAATCAAATAATCTTACGGAAGTTAATTTAGATGTAGAGGGAAGTATTGTTACTGTAAAAGCTGGGGATCTATTTCTACAAGACGGATTCAAGGTTATAGCTTTTAATGAATACTTTGACACTCAAGTTGATGACAATATTATCTCTCATAAATCCCTTAATGGGTTATACATTGACAACCATTTATCAGGTCCTATCTCTGATTTAGATCAGCGTGTATCAAATTATAAGTTTGATGAAGATGAAATCCTTGAAGTCAACCAAGAAAGAAAGGTAGGAAAGAAACAAAAATATTCGTTAGGAACTATCTTCGTAAATGAAGATTATCTATTAACTGCTTTTTCAAAATTTGATGATAAAAATAGAGCGTTTCTTACCATGCCTGACTATTTAGGTTTTTTAATAAATTTCTGGGACAAGGTAAATCGTATATATGCTCAAAAAAGCGTTTCGGTCCCTATCTTTGGCTCTGGAATAACACGAATAAAAGAACATAAGAATATAAGCGATGAAGATTTGCTTAAAATAATGTTGTGGACATTTAGAATCAGTGAGATGCGATTCAAGTTTCCGGCAAAGCTCACTATTGTCATTCACAAAGATAAAATTGATAAAATAAATTTATTGGACATTAAATCAGCAAGAAATGGCCTTTAGTCAGACGTATTATGGGCGATAAATTTTTTTCGCCCATAATATAATAATTTCCGTGCTACATTCTTCTCCTGAACACAACATTATCAGAGAAGATCGCCTTACCTGCGACAAACCCAACAGCCGCAATAATTGGTAAGCTGATAGTAGCTCCCGCCATGCCTGTAGACATTCCGATCAGTATAGATAGGCCGAAGGTCAATAATATAACTACGAAAGCATACCAGCCGGGGTAGGCTCCATATAAAACAGTCGCCATGCAGCCAGTGCAGACATGAACACCTCTCTGACTTTCTTTCAGGCAAAACGGACACTGGATAGTTTTGTTTTCCATGATAGACCCCTTAGATCGCTTTCCAGCCATTGCTGGTTTTAACAAGATTCATGGCACCATCAGCAGGTCCGTTCATCCCTTTCACACCAGAGAATGCGCTTTTGTCCACCCACGATGGAATATCAGTTAATTTCCATGTGTAGGAGACGCGAACAACTTTCTGATTACCGTTTCCCGGCTCAGTCCATTCCTTCACCTCATCAACAACCCGGCGACCAATACAAACACCTTCCTTGGCATCCCAGATTTTGGCTTGTTTACCTTCATCTGTTATCCCAAGCGTATTGTTATCCCAGCCTTTGACAAAGGCCATTAATCCCTGTTCTACGAGGCCGTCGAGGATTACAGACCCTGTTCCAGTCCCTGTTTCATCAAATCGCGGTTTGGAGAGCTGGACAGGGAATGCGACGTCGTTGTTTCGCAGTGAGAAACAGGTTTTCGATTGACCAATCTTCGCGTTGATCGTTTTCTCAAAGTCGCCTTTTTCACCACATCCCGCCAGAACCAACACAGCCCCCGCCATTAGTAAGATTTTTTTCATTTTCCTATCCCATCAGCGATAACAAATAATAACCACTTGTACTGGTCCAAGTAATGACACTTATGAACGGTTCAGCCGTCAGTCACTGAAGGCATCAGACACTATTCAAATTTGCTGTATCGATAGACCAATACATCATCACTGGCAGATACTACGTTAAACGTAGTATCGAAAACAAGGAAAAACTACGATTCTCGTAGCTCTTAATGATGAGAGTGCTTATGACCCAGCGAGAATCCCATAGAGACATCTTTTGTAAGCGTTTAAAAGAAGCGCGGCTTGCAGCTGGATTATCTCAAAAGAGGCTGGGTATCGCTGCCGGGATCGACGAATTTGTAGCAAGCACTCGCATCAATCGATACGAAAAAGGCGTACATGAAGCAGATATCCATACTGCACAGAAATTAGCACAAACGCTCAATGTCCCATTAGCATATTTTTATGTGGAAAACGATCAACTTGCTGCTATCGTAATGAACTTTGATAAATTATCTGAGGAAGATAAAGAAAAAATAATACACTTAATAGATAATAGAACATTGTAAGTTAAACATACATTTATAGATTTGTGGTCATACAGAATGACTGTTCAATTCATCTTAGCGAAGGAATGTTTTTACTTTACTCACTTAACCAAATTTGGATACTAACTTCATATACCTGTTCATTGTTCTATTTTCATCCAAATATCTTTCCACCGCTGATAGTAGGTAATAGCTAAAAACCTCAATTTATTTTTATTTATATAAAATGTCTTTGTATTTTTATTTCTTTTAACATCATTTACAACACACGTCATAATAGGGTATTTTAATTATATTTCATGTCTGTTATAGATTGTGCTTTATAAGGTTATACCCTCAATAGATTTACGCCTAAATATATCTCATGGATATATACTCTTTAGGCGCTTCATCCTAAAAAATCCAAATTTATTTTAACCTACTCTTGATCATCATTTATTTTCTTCTCATACTTTCTTTTTATATATTTTGCTGAGTTTTCTATATACGGATATACTGTACTTTCATTTATATTCATTTTATCAAGATCTTCTAGTATTCTCTCTTTTTCATTCTTACAAATAATTATACGTTCAATTGAAATCTCAGGCGTTCCAAAATCTGACATCATCATTTCCGTGCCAAATAAAAGAAATGATCCTGATTGTGATAAAATTCGTCCATTGCTTTTCTTACCTTTGACGCATAGTATTTCCTTCAAGTCATTTGGTATAATTTTGTTAAGAAAATATGATTTATCTTCTTTTATGAAATGAAGAAGTCTCCCTACCTCAGGAAGAGCATTAAAGTGGTTAATTTTAGTAATTGACTCAGATTTGTTTTTATCTTTTTTATATAAATCTAGTTCATAATCATTCAATAAATACTCTTCTTTTTGGACATTATTACCTATAGACTCCTTGTCATTTACCGAAAGCCGCGATATATTTGCCAAACAGTTAACTGTATCTGAATCAAAAAATTTTATTGATTTCTGATTTATGAAAAAAACTACAACCTCTCCATCTTTTTTATTGCTATGAGAAGAGCAGGCGAAGTAAAGAGCCATCAGAGGATTTGAGGTTATATCCAACAGACGAGTTGGTAATGAATAATGTTGCATACGAACAAGTTTCTCTAATGTTGTTCTGTCTTCATTAAAATCGTTAGGATTTTCAACCAACAATTCTGTTGCCATTACATTTTCATAATTCCTATATAAATAGCGGCCATTATCATCAGTTCTATTGATAGAAGGCTCAAGTTTATATTTGACATCACTATGCCCACGATAGAATATATCATAACCTTTTTTCTTTTGTTTAGATAAAACATGCTCCATGAAAATATTTAACGATGTCGCTTTGAATGAAACAATTTTGTCAGAAGCTTTATCTTCCAGTGGGATACGTAGGTCATTTTCATCTAAATTATTTTGAAGATTTATCCCATGGCTTTCAATAATAGAATAAAGATTCAGATCTTTAATAGCCCAATGGGTTCGCATTATTTCAAATTTAGAAAGACCAAGTGAGTATAAAGTTTGATTATTAATTTCTCCCTCTGAAATTCTTTGCGTAAGATTGTATTCAAACTCTACTTTATATCTATCAGCAGTTATAGATTTTAACGAGCCAACAAACGCCTCACCTTGCAAATTTTCCACTAGAAATAAGCAGGGTAATTCTTTTATTTCCTCAATTTGTTCCTTAGTGAGATCCTTGTATTTCCTAACTAATTTATCTTCAGTATGCTCTAAAAACCTAGACCTTGTAAATTCATAACTTCCATTGGCTTCATTCCATGCCTGAGTATCTGCTGTAACGAATAGATTATACACTTTTATATTCCTTATTTTATATAGAAACTTACAATGTGTAATTTACGATTTTATCGTGATCCTTTAAACATTTAAAATCCACCAAAAGAATTTACAGGTAGATACGCCTCCCCAGTCTGAGATGAATGACGTCTTATACGTGTAACTATCTCATCAAACTTCATGCCACCAGATAAAAATAAATATAAATGGCTATAGTCTAGTAATATTAGAGGTGTTCGACTGCCCGATGATTCACTTATGGCAACAGAGGAATAACCAGATACAGAAATCATTACAGCCATTGTATTATCTGCCATTTTGCTTACTTTAGCTTTTAATGAATCTATATCTGTAGCATCAGACTGTGTTTTTTGAAATTTTAATTCAACAAGATACGTTGTACCATCAATGGTTATGGCTCCATCTACTTGCCTACCATTAGTTTTATATGGCTTTTTACAAACGATTTCGCAATAGTCTATGAGCTTGAAAAACCATTTTTCGAATTCATAGCCACCATTTTGTGTTCCAATTTTATTATGCAAACACTCAAACTCAGATTTTAACTTAATTAAATCTGTTACGGAGCGTTTAATTTCAGCCCTCTCTTTTTCTGCTCGCGCCCTGAATTCTTTTTTCTCTTTTTCATTCTGATGTTCTTCATTTTGTTTTTTAATATACGATTTCAAATCTCTTACAGCACTTGTTGCTGACTGGATCATTTGTAAGGAATCCTCCCAGCCTCTTAAATCTGGAAAAGAAGTCTGCTCAGAAAGATTAATTGCCATCAGACAAATAACATTATTACCTTTTGCATTACTTTGCAGTTTAGGGAATAAACGATCTAAGAAAGCCCTCTTTGACTCATCCTCTCTCCACGTTGAAATAAAGTTTTCGGAAATATGTGAAGACAATAAAAATTTCTTCAGTGCCGGTTTACGCCAAAAGGATCTTAAAAGAGCTTCGTAGACAAGTGAGATTAATACTGGTGTTGCTTTAATGTTCAAATCAATGTCCTTACTGGTTAGACGACGCCCTTAAAAAACGCTTGATGCTCACAGAGTTAAGTTGCGAATTTTACCATAGTAAATATGAGGTTGATCAAGAGATAACGCAAAAATAGTAAGCAAGCATAAGCCCCGGCAGGCGTCATGCTCACTGCTGTTCTATCCACGTATAATTTTCCCGCACAAGCGTAGCTCAGCAGGCTCAGCCATCTTAATACTACCGATGCGTATGGGAAGCTCACCTTCTCGCTGGCACAGCTTCTTAATGGATTGCCACTCCTCAGCTTCTGTTTCCATGTGAGCGGTGAGCGAATCAAAAGCACCTTCGGCTACGACTATGGTAGTTTCTTTATCTGTTTCATTATCAGCCGATTCTGTTTCAGGCACCTCGGCCAGTTCTTCTTCCAGTCCGGCCAAACTCGCTTTCAGCTCATCAAGGCTACCGGCAGCATCTCTCGGCGCATAGAAGAACAGCCCACTAATGAAGATAGCCTCCATAACCCCACTGAAAGAAAACGAGGTATCACCATAGACAAAGCAGCTATGCTTGGAACTCTTTACCCCTGATATGCTCTTCTTCAACAATCCGTCTTTCGCAGAAGTCATCAACGTCTGTTTGCTATAGAGGATTACAGGCAGGTTTTTAATTTCGTGAATATCACCGCTGATACTCCAGCGTTCTTTATCACCCTTATGAAACCTGAAGCATCGCAGCTACTTTCTATGTCAAACTCATCAGTCGGGAACCGATCGCGATTAAAATAGGCCGAAAAATCTTCCCCTTCTTCCATTTCCTGACGCTTGTAAGCACGGTAAACCGAGCTTCGACGGTCAATTCCGATCCATTCAATATCCCATGTCGTTGGCCCGGACGGTTTTCTTACCTCATCTATATAAGCACCAACATCTCTGTCCAGATAAGCTGCTAACAACGCCTTCCATGGCTCTATAGCCAAGAAGATACTTGCCAGCGTTGTTCCTTCTTCAATCAGAGTCGTATGGTGGAAGAAGCGAAGAAGAAAAAAGGGATCGGTATTGGCTATCGTGTTCTGGATGGATAGCAATGGAACCGCCGAGGTTTCATCGTAATCGGACTGAAACTGCAGTATTGCATCGGAACAAAAAATTAATTTACCTTCCATAGCTCATCGCCTCCTGACGCTATCAGACAATGCATTTTACCAGAACACTGCCACTTACCGCATTCGACTTTAACCTGACCCATGTTTGTTGATAGCTCTGTATATAGATTCAACCCAAAAGCATTGACCTTATGGATAACATCACAATATCTGAAACTGATAACTCAGATTATAACATCTGTGATTTTATAGTTTCTTCACTCATCTGTGTGAGTTCCGAAACCAAGCGAATATAAATATTTTTCAACCTATCTTTATCGCAACGACTTACAGACTCCGATAACAGATAATGGCTATAATTATTGACATAAATATCATTGCCATTTTCAAGAGTGAGTTTTATTCCATGTTCAGTATCTTCTACTTTATTTACAATACAGATCATAAATGGTGTTTTCTCATGGGGATGAAAGAGTGTTATCATTTTAATATTTTTCATTTGATTTTTTCCTTTTTTATTTTTTACTATTTAATACTACATCGCGATCATGAAAATCAAATTTATTTATGTTTTAACCATGATTTTTCCTCTTATTTTTAAACTACTTTTTGAAAAAATCTTTATCTCTGTGCTGACGCACGGCTACGCCCTGACGCTGACATTTTTATTTTATTCATCTCCTGCCTGTTAAATAAAAAGAAAAGTACTCGATCATTGTTTGATCTCTTTTCCTCATGATGATGAATTTAGATCCTATGTTTAAACATAGTTTTTCCCTTTAGACATATAGCATTTGCTCTTAAACGCACAGGAAAACTATATCCTTGGTAGCAGCACTTAGTGATTGTTCGCAACAATCACTCTGCTGTGAGGAGCTTGTCTCCGATAATGATGGATTTATCCAAAAAAGATCGCGTCGAAGACGCATATAAAGTAAAAGGAATATTAATTAAGCATTCCAAATAAAAGCAGCATTTCGTGATTGTACAAAACAATCACTTCGCTGTAATAACATAGTAGGAAAGATAACACAGATAACACCACTGGTGCCATTTTGATAAGGCACCAATCAACTAAAAAGAAGAACTATTTTCAATATTACATTCTTTAAAATGTCATCCAAAGCTTCGCTATTTGAATAATGAAGAAGAAAAATGCTCTCAAGCCAGCTATAGCTTAAAACAAAGTACGCACTCTCGGGAGTTAAAGTCCCGAATCCCGGTACTTAAGTTGATAACTATTCTCAAATAAAAATAATAAAGTTTTATTTTTATATATTCTGTAGCACTACAAGTTTTATACGTAAAAACATCAAGTGTTAGTTATTTAAAAAAATATAAACTTTAAGTATTGACTTGCACACAAAATATAGTATTTAGTTAAATGTATAACTAAAAAAATAAAGGAGTAAATACCATGATAGAAAATAAGATACAAACTGAAGTAAAGAAATCAAGAAGAGGTCTCCCACGTCATACTAAAAACCCATTTCTTAATGATACAAGTCTACATACAAAAACTGGCGTCAGACGTATTACTACAGGAAAAGATCGATTAGCATTAGTTAATGAGAGTACGGGAGAGCAAGTTGGTAATGGTGGTTTCTTTCAGTCTATGGAAGTAGACAAGACACAGTTCGTGAAGCTTTATGTGGATGGCGTATCAGCTATTGAGGGTTTATCCTCATCCGGTAAGAAAGTATTCAAGATACTGTATCTTGCTATCAGAGACAATAAAGATACAGATACGATATTAATGTCATTCGATATTGTTGATCAAGATATCGTAAAAATATCAAGAACTACTTATTTCAAAGGTATGAAAGAACTTGCTGACAAGAAATTTATTGCTGAGACCATGATACAAAACTATTACTTCATTAATCCAGACTATATGTTTAATGGCGACCGTTTAACATTTATGAAAACATATTATCTTTCCAGCAGTAACTCTAATAAACCCAGTAATAATAAGGTGAAGAAATGAAATACTTACCCGGCTCACTCGAAATAAAACTGCATGATAGATTATCAAAAACCGATATTCTTGATATCTTAGCGGAACAAATGACTATGCTTGAGGAAACATTTGGCATTGAAGAGTTCAAACTCTATTCTTTTCTTGAATGTTATATTGATAGTAAAAAACAGTCCTTTTATCATGAAGAACATAATACTGTTGTAAATTCATTTGACTTACAAGGTAATGAGAAACTTGAGAACACAGCAAAAATAATTTCAAAAGATGGTAATAAAAGAATCGTCTCTTTTGATAAAAATATCGATGTAGATAGAATACGTTTAACAGTTGGAAGTATTCAGAAACATAATCCGTATCGATATTGGTCTAACAATATTCAAGTCATTCCATCATCAGTAGTCAGCAACATCATTCAAGATAAAGAAAGCCAACTACAATTAGAAAGAGATAAACTTTACTTCCTCAACCAACTGAGACGTAAACAAGAAGAGGAACAAAGGCGTAAAGAGCGTGAGGAATTTGAGCGTCCATTGAAATCACTCATTACAAAAAAGATCATGGAAAGCGGCCTAACTGATTTAGAGTTCAAAAGAACAATATGTTCAAGCTTTGACTATATAAAGAGCCGTTCTGTAATAGCAAAATACCTAGCCAATAAACCTGATTTGTTAGAAAAATATCATGACTCCAGAATAATACGAATGTCCATCAAAAATGATGAAGGTAAAGTCGGCAAGGTTGAACTTTATGATCTTTCTGGAACACTAATTTTTGAAAGCTATAAAAACAAATAA